AGATGGCCACACAGCCCTCGAGCTCGCCCCACACCGCGTCCGTCGGCAGGCGTTGGTGCAGGATAAGCGGTTGCAGTAGGTAGCCCCCGCCGAGCACCTCGCGGTAGTCGCGCCGTGGAGCCGAAGCGCCGACGGCGCGCACGGAGGTGGGCCATACCCCAGAACGGAGGCCGTTGCGGGCAAACGGTGGACCGGAGGCCTGAGTCATCACTGAGATTCCAGACACACTCTCACGTTGCCCAAAGGACTGCCATAGGCCATCCGGCGTGCGCAGGTACAGCGAGCTGCTGTTGGGCGATATAGACGTAGGGTTGACCATGTTGGACCCAGGTATCGGGAATACACTGTGCCTAGGGTCGTTGTACGAATAGCGCCACGAGTAGGAGCGGTCCCAGTCCGGCGGCACTAGGGAGCCACCTATGGCCAGCGGGTACGGATATTGCGCTGGGGTCGCGTAGGGCAAGATGAAACCCATGTACCCACCCTCGAAGGAGGTGGACACCTTCACACCGAAGCTGAAGCTGCGCCCATTTGCCCGGAACCAGTAGGGCATAGCCGCATTCCAGCATGGCACCATGGGCACGTCAAGCGGGGTGGCAGCGGACCAGTTATTGATAGCTCCGGGCTGGTTAAAGAAGCTCACTTCGTTTGGGTCGTAGCCCGTATAACCATTAAGGAACAGGTTGTACCAGCCATTCGCAGTGTCGCACTCCGAGCGGATGCCCGTGTAGATGGCGTCGGTGCCCGCCGCACCCGTGGCCTTGAGCAGGACCTCGCTGCCGAAGTGGTTGATGGCGTCGCCGCCCGAGTCGAGCAGTAAAAAGCTGCGCCAGAACACCATGCCTGTCGCCCAGCCGCTCTGCTTGCGGTCGATGATGACGCGCCAGTATACGTGTGCGCCCGGAGTGCCCGGCACTGTAAAGGTCTTGGTCTCACCAATAGAGTAGGCCGGCGACGAGTCGACCGTCAGCGCCGTCGTCCAGGTTGAGCCGTCGTCCGAGTACTGAAGCCTGAAGTTCTGCAGCACATCGGAGGTGACCCAGTCCAGTGGGGCCGAGACCCTCACGGCCGCCGCCGCCTTGGCGGTGCGTAGCTGCATGGTGAATTGGCTAGTACCTGCTACATAGTTTGAACAGGCCACGTGGCCCGTGCCGCCGATCTGGGAGTTTGTGCCAAGCGATCGCAGGTCATAACGGAAGCCATGCAGGATGCGCCGGTTTGCGTAAGCGGCATCCTCGCTAAGGCTCGTCACGTTGACCCCGACGATGTTGTCTCGGTGTTGACGGAGCACCTGCCACTGCTGGCCTGCCGCGACGAGCGAGGCGTTGGTAGTCAGGAAGCTCACGATTTTCCCGAACAGGTCTTCTAGGTCGGACGCGGTGCCCACCTCGTTTGCCATGTCTCTTCTCCTATCAGTACCCCAGCGACTGCCGGTTGCGTTGCACCACGTTCATGATGAGCTTCTCCCCAGCGTCCGTCCCAAGGTAGTCCCCCACCAGACTTGGGTCCAGCACATTGATGTTGCGGACGTTGACCACAGGTGGTGCTATTTGGGGGGTGCCTTCGCCTCCACCCTTGAACATTTTAGCTGTTTCGGCCCGGGACGTCACCTTGGCAGGGCCTTCGATTAGCTCGGGGCCATACTCCCCGACCAGCCCGATCTTACCTGCCGGGATGTTGCCGCCTTTGTCATAGGCCCCGGCGAAGCTAGCCCCGTTGATCTGAGCGAGGATGGAGGCGCCGGTAGTCGCGACGCGCGCCATCTCTGACAGGTTGGCCGGGAAGCCCAGCTCCTGTGCCTTGGCCACCCCTGTGGCAATTGACATAGCCGACTGCGCAACGGAAAAGGCCTTACTGACAGCAAAGAGAGCCTTGTAGGTCTTGGACTGCTCACCACCATACGCCTTTGCCAGGCCCGCCAGGCCATCGAACAAGGCGGAGGCGCCGGCCAGCTGAGTCTGGGTGCGCTTCTGCTCCATCGCAGCCATCTCATTAGAGTACTGCTCCTCCAGCCGCTTCATCAGATCTAGCCTCTCGGCCTCGGTGACAGCAGTGCTCTCTAGGATCTGGGCCTTGCGGTTCTCGTAGGATTGGAAGATCATCTCCTCTTCAGTCAGCAGGCCGTTGTAGAGGCTATCCCGCTCGCGCTGCTTGGCTTCCTCCATCTGCTTCAGCTGGCTGTCGTATTCCGTCTGCAGCTTAGCTGCAAGCTCCTCACGCATAGCGGAGCCTTCCGCGGTGTTGTCCAGAACGATCTGCAGGCGCCGGTCGTAGCTCTCCTTGATGGCTTCTTCTTCGGACAGCAGGGAGCGCCGGACCTCCTCCAGCTCGGAGCCCTTGGCCTCTTGGAGCTTGGCCAACTCCTTGGCGTGCTCGGAATCCAGTCGAGCCATGAGGTCCGCTCGCTGCGCGGAGTCTGCTGCGGTGTTCTGTTTAATAATCTGCTCGCGCTCCTTGTAGGACGCCGCGATGGCTTCCTCCTCAGTGCGCAGGGATTCCACGAGGCGCTGGAAATCGTCCTGACTCTTCTTGGCTGCAGCCGCCGCCGCCTTGTCGACTGTGTCACTGGCCTTGCCGCTGCCTGACTTGCGCCTCTTGGTTGCAGCAGCCGCCTTGTCCACAGTTCCGGAAGCCCTCTCTCCACCGCCCGACTGGCGGAAGCCGGCAAGGCGATCCCCCGTCTGGGCTCGGCGGGCGATCTGGGTGCGGTCATACTCCTCGCGGAGCTTACGGGCCGCCGCGATCTGGTCCTCGGTGGCCTGTACGGTGGTATCGCGCTCCTGTATGGCGGCCTGAATGGAGCCCAGACGGGCTGCCTGAATGGCCTCCATCCGCTGGGTGTAGCGGGTGAAGGAGGCGGAGATAGTGTCGTCCGAGAAGATCGCGGTGACCGCATCCTTCCAGAACGTGGCCCCCGCCTTCATCCGGTCAAGACCGGAGGCGAACTCTGCCACCATGACCTGGACGACGGCCCGCAGGTTGGCCGGCAGATTCTTGAAAGCGCCGATCAGGAAATTGACTACCCCTTCGCCCTCGTCCTTCCAGTCCCTGAAGGAGTCCTGAAGGAACTGGTTGACAATCTCGACCGTACGCTCGATGTCCTTCCCCCAGCCTTGGAACTGGGTCATGATGGCTTGGAGGTAGCCCTCCAGCTCCCCGGAGGCTAGCATGGCATTCAGCTCAGCTAGCACATCAATCGCGAGGCGCACAGAATCTTCGACGACGCCGCCGACCCCTTGCTGGGAGATGTTCAGGAATAGTTTGTCCCACTCGTCGGCCAGGTTGGACAGGGCACCATCAAGGGTATCCATCCGATTGGCCATCGCGTCAGCAAAGTTGTTTTCGCCGAGTTGGATCAGGTAATTCTCGATCTCGGCAGCGTTCTTCCCGACCTCTGTGGACACCCCTCGGAAGGTGAACTTGACCCGGTCTCCTTCAGAGCTGGCCTTGATACCAAACTCTTTCAACCTTTCGAACTCGCCGGTAGCCGCATCGGCCACCGCCTCGACCATCTGGTCGAGGTCCTTGCCCAGCGCCGAGGCAGTGTTGCCATAAGAGGTGAGTGCCCTCTCGGACGGGGTTAGGCCGTAGTTGACCAGCTTGGTGAAGGACTCCGTGACCTGAGCCAGGTCATACGGGGTGTTGGTGGCGAAGTCTTGGAGCGCCTCGAAGGCGACCTGCGCCCCCTCAGCAGAACCGGTGGCCGTGATCAGGCCAGCATTAAGCTTGTCGAACTCCCGGGAGACCTCAACCATCTTGGAGAGGGCGGCTGCGGCGGAGACAGCGGCAAGGAGGGGGCCGGCGAGGCGGGTGAAGGCCCCGGTCAGCCCGTCGGTGGCCCGCTCGGTGCGGGCACCTTGCCTCTCGAGGTTGCTAAGGCGCCGGTTGGCGGCATCGACTTGGTCCGATAGGACCCGGATCTCAAGGCTAGCGGTATCGTTCATTCTGCACCTTCCAGAAGATGCGGTCCAGCGACCGTATCAGCTCCGCCTCCCATCCCTGAAGACGCTTGCCAGTAACCATCGACCAGTGGTGCAGTTCGGTATAGGTCAGGGGCTCCCCCGTACACACCTCGCGGTACCACTCCCATACATATTCAAGCTCCTGTGGAAGGGCTGGGATCTCGGCGAGTTGCTTAGGCTTCCGTCCCAGCGTCTTCCAAACTTGGATCAGGCTTTCCCGTAGGGTTTGCTTTGACCCTTTCGGCTTCTGGTCGAGCCGGAACTCGGCTTCGACGTACTTACCGAGCTGCTCGACCTTTTCGCGAAAAAAAGGGAGCGCTTACTCGCCATCTGATCCACGGCATCGGCAATCTGTGGGGCCTGTCGGAAGAACTCCTTGATGTTTTCAGGGGTGCACTCCTTCTCAAAGGACCAGCTGATGACCAGCGCCGCGATCAGATTGAGCTTAGTGTCCTGGATGGCCTTGGCCCGCTCCACGGTGTCCTCGATACTGGCCACACGGAAGGCATCGCGCTTGCTATTGGCCTCGGCCTCGCGGAAGGCGTCCGAGTCGACACCGCGGATGCGGACCCAGTGCTGGCTCTTGGTGCCGTCCGGGGTGTAGAGGGGGACTTCAACCCCCTCGTTCGCCCGCTCCCGGGTGAAGAAGGCCTCCATGCCGAGACTGTGGTTGTTCTTGTCCATTATGCTGGAGTCCGCTCGATGATGATGTTGGTGTTCGTGGTCGGGTCTAGCAGGGCCTGAAACGGCATGGACAGGGTGATGGGGCCATCACCCTGTACGTCCGGCTGGCCACCGTTGTACTTGATTCTCGGCAGGATGACCTTCAGATTATTGCCTGCCCCGTCGGGCAGATCGAACGCGATGTCCGATTCGGTCTCATTGATGAACTTCTCGAGCAGCAGGCTGTTCTCGAAGTACGCCGTGATCTGGCCAGAGACATTGGAGCGGCCAATAGATGGGCGCAGAGTGGTCTTCGAGCCAACCACAAAGCGCGGGTCGAGGCCGTTGTCCAGGTTCAGTTGGATCTCAGTGATAACCGCGATCGGGGCACCGTTCTCGTTCAGGGTACCGGTGAAGGAGTCCAGCGGAGAGGTCGTGGCCGCCGGGTTGTAGGTCGCCCCTGTGACGATCACGGTGCTCGTCGCCATGTCCTTGCCAACCACCCCGACGGTGCCGGTGACCATCGCGTTGGCGTTGATCTGCAGTTGCAGGGTGTTGAACTCAACCCCCGTGAAGCGGTGGTAAGGCTTGTCCGCGGCGAGGATGTCACCGAAGTAGCGTTCCACAGTGAAGGAGCGGCGGGCAGAGCCGGCCTTCAGCTGGTCAGTGCCCAGCGACGGGGTGTCCGCCGCCCAAGTGCCGCCCAGCAAGGCTTCAAGGATTTTGTCGAAGGAGCCGTAACTCAACTCAATACTGATATCCCCACCGACCTGGCGGGCACCATGGCGGAAGTCGGCGATCTGCCGGTCATCCCGGATCTCCTCCGACTGCAGGGCTTCTTTCGAGAGGCCCAAGGTAGTGCCGGTGTGTCGAACGATGTCGAACACCGGGGTCGCTGGAGTCACCCCGTAGGTGGACTCCAGGACGAATCGCATGCTGTGACGGCTGCCGTCTGCCATTTTCATATCCTCCAGGTTAACGCGGGATGAGAGCGTACCAGCTAATGGTGATGCTCACCCTATACCAGCCATCTACCACCCGTCCGGGAGAACGCCCGCAGCTCAGGATGACAGCTTCCTGGCCATTATAGGCCGGCCGAGCCCCGGCTGGAAAGGAGGCACGGATGTTTTCAAAGTCGGATCTTGCGGCGGCGCCGCCCGTCCCGACCGGGTAATTCAAGTTGATCTGTACGATGCCATCAGTACGATCCTGGCCCTCAGCCCCGAGGGTCTCCACAGACGGGTCGTTTGGCATGAAAAAGACCTCGGCCCACTTGGCATCCGACGGCTTAGTAAACTTCTCATTCTCGTAGGCTGCCGGGGTGGTCCCGAGACTTGTGGACACCGCCCCGATGATGGCGCGCTGGGCGTCGTCTAGGCTCATAGCCGGCTCTCCCTCACAGCTTCGCTGAGGAGACGCTGGAAGCGGGCGACGTTGCGCCGCATCATACCCTGCGGGGCCTTGACTCTGGACCAACCGTCGAACTCAATGCGATAGGCGTAAGGTAAGTTGTTCCGGAGGATCACGACGTCAGAGCCATTGCTCTGCGCTGCCATGTGCTGCACCTCGGCGACAGCCGCGGCTTCATCCCGAATACCGATGACGCCGGTAGCAGGGGAATTGATGGTGGTTTGCCAGTTTCCGCGCAAGCGCCCGGACAAAACCGGGGTGTCCTTGATAACCGCGGAGAACAGCTTGAGGATGACGATACGCCGGGTGCGTTCCAAGCCTTCTCTGGTCCTCTGGTTGGAGCGGCGCAGGTCAGAGGAAAAGCTCATGACCGCACCTGCAGCTTGAAGAGGACCGGGGTGCCAGCCGGGTTGACTGCCTCCACGTCGATGATCGTCCAGGCCCGACCATCGACGAGGAGTCGGTCTTCCTTTGTCGGGGTTACCACCCCTGCTTCAATCAGCGCCCTGCGGTCACCTCTCTGGATCAGGTCGGTCGTCGCGAGGAAATCTTTGTAGCCGAGCAGTACCCCGTTGACGATGTAGTCCACAGGAGGTAGCTCGGTCACGGTGCCAGCAGCCGGATCGCTAGCCGTCACGCCCTTGCGCCGGATGGTCATCTGCTGCCCCTTGTCGGTCAGCAGTTTGGAGGCGGTGGCCGCCAAGCCGCTGTAGAAGGTCATACCCGAAGGCTCCGTAGGCTACCAAAGAGACTGCTCTTGAAGAGGGGCTTTAGTAGGGCTTCTGCCTTGGTGAAGATCGGTTGCTGGTTGGTGTTACCGGATTCCGCATATTGGACCTGGACCACGTCCACTCGTTCCATGACGACCTCGCGGCCGGTGCTAGTGGGCATTAGTTCCTGAAGGTTCGCCTCAGCCGCCAGCTGGGCCTGAGCGGATGCTAGCACCTCCGGGATGGTGGTTGAGGAGACCTCATAGCCATCCAGAGTAGCACCAGTTCGGGGCCACTGCAGGGGCTGCTCTTGGGTGGTCTTGAGACCTTGGAACTCCCCGCGGTAGGACTCGATGAAATCCACTGCCTTGATCAGGAGAAGCTCCACCTCGGCATCGGCGGCTGGTAGGGACAAGCCGCGGGCAGAGGCGTAGGTGCGGGCAGCGGCAACTGAGCAGTAGGAATTGGCCCCAGCTACCCCGGAGCCATCCTCGATAACTAGGGCCATGGTATCCTACCTTACTTCGCGGTGGCGGGCGGGACCGGAGGGGTCGGGGCCTTGGGTACAGCCGGGGCCTTCGGTGGCGTGGCGGGGGTGACAGGGGCCTCGGCAACCACGTCCAGGACCTTGATACCCTTCACGCCCTTGTAGCGATCGGGAACCAGACCAGCAACCTCGTCGCACTTCTCGACGGAGTCCGTCGGATCGGAGGCCAGCTTGGCATTGCGGAAACGAGGGCAACCGATCTTCTCGGCAGCCGCCAGCTCAGCTTCAGTGGGTACCATGCCGGCAATGAAGAACAGGGTGACTTTCTTGCTCATGATGGATTCCTTAACTAGTTGGAATAACAGGGGCCGAAGCCCCCGTCACCCTTTGGGTTACTGGGCCTTGACAAGGACACCAGCCAGATCCTTGTCGGAAGTGGCGTAGCGATCCCAGTTGGTTGCGGTACCCAGTGAGGCGTTCGTCGGGGACTTGCCGCCATTGGTCTTGTCCCATGCGAAACCCTGCAGGCCGACGTTGTACGACCACTCGGCCTGATAGGTCCGGATGATGTTTTCATCGCCGTTCTTGGTTTCGACGTTGTCGGTGAAGTCCCCGTTCTGCGACACCAGTACGGCACCGGGAGTCAGGCCAAGGGCCATGTATACGTCCGGGGTCGGGGCGGTATTGATCAGGTTGGCGCTGTCGGTCACGACCAGCGGGCGGCCAAAACCATCTTCGATGACGCGCACGTTACCGAACACAAACAAGCGGTTCGCGTTGGTCAGGGCTTCACCGTAGATGTCGAAGGCCGACTTGCTATGCATGATCCACGCCACGATGGCGGAGGCACGATCACCAAACTTCGCGGCACCCTTGTTGAGAGCCACGAGGGACATGGTCCCAGTCGCACTGTGGTCATAAACCACATTGGCAACCTGGCCGATGGCCGCAACGTAGACCAGGATAGCAGTGTTCAGCATGTCGGCAACGGAGTCTTCAGCCATCTGTTTGCCGACCACGACACCGGCTTCCTCGGGGCTGCGCTGAATCCACTTCATCATGCCCGGGTCGATGCGGACGGGTGGGGTACCAGCCGCAACCTTGACAGAGGTGTCCTGTAGATGCTCAAGGTTCTTTTCGGCTACGGCACCGGAGCCATAGGCGTTACGGCGACGGACCAGGCCGCTGATCTTGGCCCACATGGCTTCGTCGCTGTAGTCGCCTTGATGGGAGCCGGACTGCAGAACGATGCCACCGCGGGTCGCTGCATTGAAGAGGCCGATCTGCTGATCTTGCATCTCGGTAAGGGTTGAGTAAGCGTATTCGGAGAATACCGCCAGGTCGGATAGGGCCATGATTAGCTACCTCCAGATTCCTTGGTTGCACGTATATGAGCAGCGATCTCCTTGGGAGATGCCTTCGCAAAGTCGAGCTTGCTCGGAGCACCGCTCCCGCCTGGACCGCCACCAGCACCGCTGCCAGAGGCCTTGCTCCCGATAATAATAGGGGCAAAAGCAGGATTGGACACCATCTCCGCCTCCAGCTCCTTGATCCCCAGCGCTGAGATATTGCCTTCCTTGTCGAGGACGCGCGTGGTCGGCTTGCCCTCCACCAGCTCTGCCTTTAGGCGGGCCTTGATGTGCGGAAGGATTAGTTCGGGCGATTTGCTAATTTTGGAGGCCAGGCCCTGAGCGACATTATCCACAAGCATAGTCTGCAGGGAGCCGTTCAAGGTATTGAGCTGGTCAGTCAGCTCCTTCTCGCGCTTCTCGAGCTTCTGCTTCCAGGACCCCTCCAGCTTCTCGACGTCACCCTTCGGGATTGCACCCTTGAGGATACCGTCGCGCTCCTCAGTGAGGGCCTCCAGCTGGACCTTGGTGTCGGCCAGTTCCTTTTCGGCTTTCTGCCGGGCGGACTTCTCGTAATCCTTGGCACGCTTCAAGGCGCTGGTGTCTTCACCGCCCTCCACGTCGAGGTGGTACTTGCCATCTTCGCCCTTCTTGTATTCGGACTTGATGGCGTCGGTGAGCCCGTCGAGGGACTCGAGAATTGCTTTCAAAGCCATGAGCACTGCTCCTAAAATATGGGACACCGTCCCGTTATAGCCCCGCCCGCTCAAATGCGGTCGGCTCCAATTTCCGCATCTCCTCGAGGGTCAGCGGTTCGAAGTTGCGCCCGAGGTTAAGTCGGGCGAACCCCTCGGCGGTCAAGCCACCATCCCGGAGCAACTTGCCGCGGGTCGGGCCGATGGCCGAATCTTGAAAAGCTCCAGGCTGAGTCTTCAACCACCCGTAATAGGTAAGATCGCCATCCACATAGCCGCTTGAGCTGGATCGGGTAGCCCCCTCATCCAGAAAGTCGTACTTAGGGTCAACCTCTGCCACTGTTGTACTACGGCACCGAATATGAACCGGGGGCCGCGGACCTCGCCCCAGCTTAAAGACCTGGCCGTCCAGAGATCGGCAGGTGGCGGTCGTCTTGTTATCCAGAGTGGAGACCCATCGGTAACCCTCGATAATATCGGCATTTGCGGCCCAAGTCTCCATGCGGGCCGTCGAAGCCACATGTTGGATAGCCGTGCGGATCACGGCATCGGCGTTGCGCCCGATACGGGCGACAATCCCGTCGGAGTAGTTGAGCTTCTTGGTACCACGAATCGCCTGCACCAGTTGTTGATTTGTCCAGCCATCGGCATACCCCTTGCGGACCAGATTATTGACCGCGGCGATTTCCTTGGCCGTCCAGTCCTTGAGGAATGGCTCCAGTAGCTCACCGGTGGCGGACAGAGGTTGCTTGAGGGCTGCTTGGTAAGCGGCACTGGCCACAGGTAGGGTCAGGCTGATCGCTGCAACGGCTTGCTCGATGGACTTGGCTTCGAACTCCGCCTCATAGCCCGCCAGCTCCTCGAGGGCCGGCATGAGGTCGTCCAGCATCTCCAGCATGACCTTGACCTGGGCGTTGCGGAGGTTGACCAAGGTCTCGTTGAGCTGCTTCTTGGTGAGATCAGCCATGTTGGTGGAGCCAAGACCTCCGACCACCTCGGTGATGGCCTTCTCCAGCTGACGCAAGGCGGTGCCCATGCTCTTGACCTGACCGGACTTCAGACGCTCCAGGTAGACCTGATGCCTTGTCGCGATGTCTAGCAGGTGCTTGTCAGAAGCCATTAGCCTACGCCCCTTTATGGTCTTGCTTTGGGGGGCATTGTAGCTACCAAGGCCCCACCCCGGCAACCGCCCCACTTAGGCAGGTAACAAGAACAGACAGTTGGCCCGGATGGATGGGCCACCCGCCTATTAAGGTCGATTATCCCCGCCATTGCCCTGCGGGTCCTTGTTCTGGTCAGCGTTCGGGTCCTGCTCCTGCTGTAGCTGCTGAGCGTAGACCAGTGCAGCCCCAGCCCCCATACCAGAAGCCATCTCCTCCTCAATGGCGTCCTTCGCCTCCTCATCATCCAGGTAGGCGACGTTGGCCCGGTGGAGGTTGAAGCGCATCTCTTCGAAGGCGATGGCCCCTGCCTGCCACTCGGCGATCAGCTGGGCGCGATCCTGAGCAGACATACGGCCAACTTCGAAGTCGGTATTGAGGTCGAACTCCGGCTCCTGGTCGGTGCCGAGGAAGACCCCGCACCACGTCAGAGCTGTCCGGTAGGCCACGGCTACGTTCTTCGCACATGTGGCCAGAATGGATGCTTCAGAGGCCTCCTCCTGCCGGGCCTCGGTGGCCGTCCGCTGGACTGCCGCCTGTTCGACTAGCTTGGCCCCGAGGGCGACCATCTGGCGCTCCTTCAGCTCCATGGCCTCCTTCGGCATGGTGTTCGGGTTGGCTTGCAGGAGCCCAGCGGTGCCCCCCTGCGGGAGCGGGATGGCTGCCCGGGAGCCGAGGTGAACTTGGCCCTTGAGAACCTCCTCTACCCAATCCTTCGTCAGGCCGACAAGGTACGGGGTCGGCTGACCAACGATGTAGCAGGCCTCCTCGTAGTCGGCGCTGTTCCGGTAGTGGGCGATGCTGAGGGTGGCCAAGTCGTAGAGTGGTGGGAGGTCCACATTCGGGTCGTTGTTGACCGCCCCGACGAAGGTGAATGGGATCTCCTTGAGGTTGTTGCCCCATGCATCCAGAGGGTAATAGTGCTCGTACTCCTGGTGGGTGCCATTCGCCTCGCGCCAGATTTCGACCCGGTAGGCACCTGTCTCTTCCTCAAGGCGGAGGACGCGCCATTGCTTGTCTGACTTCGCCTCGAAGCCGTCGTCCTCCACCAGGTAGGACTCGGCAATAACCACAAGGGACAATAGCTTCTTCGCGCCGATCGTCTTGGTCCGCCAGTTGATAATGTCCCACGGGTCATACAGGATGATGGTCGGGCGCACTTTGCCATCCAGCAGGTCCTGTCGGCTAGCAGCACCTTCGACCTTCGGGTAATCGACGAGCAGCCCGCACCGGCCGTAGCCAAGCACCTCACCTAGGGCCTTCTTCGACTGCTGGTCCAGCGCCACACCAGCACCATCCGTGTCGATGAGGAGCGGCTCCATCAGAGCAGGCAGCTTGGCGATCGGGTCCTGTCGGAAGACCTGCCCTACCAGCCCCGCATGGGTCCGCTGGGTGACGTTGTAGAAGACTGCCCGCTCGACATACTGGTCGTACCGCTTCTTGTTCTCCTCGGAGAGGTCAGCGGGGTTGGGTTTGGGCAGGTATTTTTCACGGGCGTCCTTGACGGCCTTCTGGCCGCTCAGGCAGTCCTTGACAAGGTCCCACCGGCCCTTCATCTTGGCGACTTCGTCGCGCACAAAGCTCACGTTCGGCATCTTCAGCTCCTCAAGTTGGTAGTGTGACCTTGATCGAGGTCGCGAAGCGGTTGTTGCCAGCTAGCACGCGGTAGCGAACGTCGTCATACACGTGATCTTCGGCTTCTGTGTCCACATCGTCCTGATTATCCTCGTCCCGAGGAAGAACAGGCAAGGTGGAGATGGCGGCCCGGCAGTTGGACATGAAGTAGATACCAGGCCCCTCCCCGCTCTTGGAAGCCTCAAGGCGGTCCCGCAGGAGCTGCAGACCATTGACCCGGGAACCTGGCCGCTTATCGGACTCTGTCCAGTCGACACCCTCATCGGACATCTTCTTCTTGATAGACTCGGTATCTTTCTCGTTTACGTTGCTGATCTGGTTGTCCGCTGGTCCTGCCCGCACCCGCGTCTCGATCCAGCCTTCGTCGGCAAGAGCTTTCTCCCACTCCTTGATACCCTTCGCGATCTCCTTGGCGGACATCCGGATACCCTTGTTCAGGCCAATCTCCTGAGCCCCGTACCATTCTGCGATTCGGATCAGGGTGCCGGGCGGTGGGCAGAAGGTGGAGCCATCCGGTAAGGTAACCTCCTCACCATTGGCCTCGGCCCACCAACCAACACTGAACGGGTGGCTGGAGCCCCAGTCGAAAGAGCGATCCACTCGCCAACCACGGGGCACTTTGAAGCGCGGCAGGATAAGGTGCTGACCCCACAAGTCGTCCAAGGCACCACCAGCAACGATGTCCCAGTCTCCCCAAAGCCAGGCACGGCGCTTGTTCTCCTCCTTGATGGATTCGAGTTCGGCAACGTATTCAGGGCTGAGGTATCGGTTCTCCTTGTAGGAGCCGAAGATGCGGACCTGTGTTTTGACGATGATTTCGCGCTGCTGAGTCCGCGGGTTGAAGACGTCTATCTCCTTGCGGACCACCTGACCCGGCTCAGCAGGGTCAATGAAGCGAGTCTTCACCCAGTTGTGGCCAGCACCGTAGGGGTTGGTGGTGGCAAAGACCACAAGGGGTATCGGGGGCATGGGCTCTACCAGTCCGGTGCGCCCGTCGATGGGGCTGTGTTCTTCGGGTAGGAAGGAAGAGCGATTACACGACATCATGGCTTCGTAGAGTTCTGGTGTCGGGTACTTGGAGAGTTCGTTCCAGCCGATGAATGGGAACTCCTGACCATGATAATTCCAGTAGTCGGAGGCCCGCTTGATCTGGCGGAACAGGAGCTCTTCCCCGGTGGGCCAGACCCACTTGTAATCCGACTTGGAGGCAAGGAACTTTGCCCCATCGAAGAATTTCGGGAACCAGCGCTGAGACTTAGAAATCAAGTCATCCAGGTTCTTGTATTCGCGATCGAAGATGACGCCCCGCCAGAAGGCCCCGTAGCCACGACCGACATTCTTGCGAAAGAACATGACCTGAGCGTCGGTCTTGCCCGGGCCGCGGGTGCCCTCATACAGGATGTGGTGGCATGGACAAGCCATAGCCAGGCTCTGAGAGCCCGGCAGGGGCTGCCAGACGACGTTAGGAGCGGACATCTTCTTTGAGCTGCTTCTGTGCACTGGAGGCTTGGGCTTCCCAATCGTCGACGCTGCCGGCCAGCGGAACCATCATGACCCCACCCTTATGCTCGACCTCGGCCTGGATCTTGGTCGGGGCCTCGTAGCCCATGATCTTGGCCAACAGACCGGAGGCGCCGACACGTGCACCCCCCTGCTCGCGGTCGTCGAAGGCAATCGACTTGACGTTGAGGATCAACTCCTTGCGGGTGAGCAGGTTGGCTTCGTCGATGGCCTCGCGCAGCTCTTTGAAACGCTCCTGGACGTAGGGCTCGCACCATAGGTTACTACCCTCTTTGTTCGCGGAGCGCGGCGGCACCCCGACATAGATGGCGGCCTGGTACTTGGGCATGCCCATGATGAGGGCGTCCACGAATTTATCGCGGCGCTCGAGCATCTCGGGGGTTAGGTTCTCTTTAGTACGGCGGGCCAACCGTTTCTGGTTGTTGCTGTCCGCCCTCTTAGCATTGGGGCCTGACTTAGGCGCTGCCATCGGGAACCTCCAGGTGGCTGATTATAAACAAGGCGAAGGGCCGGTACTACCGACCCCTTGATGATAAGTTCAGAGAAAGCGGGGGAGCAACTACTTTGCTGATCCTTTACGCTTTTCCCACGTGCGGGCACTGGTGTATCCGAGGTAGCCGACACCAAAGAGCATATACAGGTCATCGGGGATGGAGGTAAGCCAGAGCTTCATCCCATTGGCCACAGTTGCCGCGATCTCGGGTCGGAATGCTGACAGGAAACCCACTGGGATGGCCATAAGAATCATCAAGTACATCACGTACATGAAGATCGGGCGGGCATGGCTGGTCCACGGGTCAGCGGACTGGGTCTCAGCTAGGATGGCGGACATCTGCTGGGCGACCTCAGCTAGCTTGCCTTCTTGCTGGGCCTGCAAGAGAGCCAGTCCAGCCTGAGCACGTTCGGCGGCCTGCTTCTCCTTGTCGGGGAAGACCTTGTCAATCAGCGTTTTGCCCAGTTCCAGGACGGGTCCGGTCAATAACGGGTTCACGCAGGGTAGCCCTTATGCGGGAGCTGGAAGTGAGGGCCATCCTTAAACTTCTTCCAGTCGCCACCCCATTCCAGCGGCACCCCCAGTTCAGCGGCGGCTTTCTTCATGGCATCGGCGATCTTGAAGTACAGGGGCCAGTCCCAGCGGACCGAGCCACCCACGTAGGCCCCCAGATCAACCGCATGCCCGGTGAGGTGCCGGCTGTTCATAGTCTGGGAGGCACCGGCTGCGACGAGCTGCTGCTGCCGGGTCTTGGAGCGGACACCCTCGAGCACAATGAAGTCGCAGTCGGTGATTTCAATCGCCCGTTTGACGACATCGACCAGATGGGGGTGAACGCCGGAGAGGCTCTCAAGGGACTTCTTGCTGAGGGAGTAGGTCATTCCTTGCCTTCCTTGTGGAGGGAAGCCATCTTGGCCTCGATGGCGCGCTCAACCGCGAAGAGTAAGCGTGTCGCCATATGCCCACCGATACCGGCAGCTGCCGCACACATCCCAAGCGGCTGGCCTAAAGCCTCCAAGAACATGAAGGCGGTCAACCCAACAAAACCGCTAATAAAAATTTCACCGACTAGCTCGATGATGTTGAATGCGTGGGTACGGCCCCGCTTAACCTTTGCGTACCAGTTCACGAACCCGCCTCCAAAAGCCATGCCGAGGGCCAGCAGCCAGGTAGCGAGGCCCCATGTCGTCGGATCTTTTTCCTGCATGGGTATTAACCCCTTATTCAATACTGAGGTCATTATAGGCCAACCGTATAGGGGCAAGGCACCTATTCTGGCAAGATATCTACCCGCTCGATGTAGATGCCATCCTTGCGAAGGAGGAAGACACTATCAGACATCGAGCACCTCGCGCAGAGCCAGGAACTGAGCCTTCATCCCCGGCCCCATCGGCAGGTCGGGGTTGTAGCTGCGAAGCAAGCGGATCAGAGCTTCGGCTGCGGTCAGGCGCCCTTGCGTGGCTTGGACATAAACCGAGGCATCCAACAGCTCCTCTTGCAGGTGCTTCAGCCATTCCGGGAGACCGAGGTCGCTGCGCATGGTCGTGACACCATACTTGGCCAGGCCCACCTTGCTGCGGTCGAGCAGGAGCTGGCGGACCACCTCCACGTTGGCATCCGAGCTGCTCATGCAGGCCCCCGAGCATTCACCTTCAGGCGAGTTGCACCCACTATCATGACGACACATTGCCCCACTCCTGTTGTACCCTGCGACCTTGGTGCCTTCTACGATGTTCGCCATCCCAACCTCCATTACAAAGACTAGATTATAGCCCGGGCCGGTCACCCGGGCTAGCTCTATTCAGATCAGAGGGACCTCGACCATCTTTGTCTTGACACCTACACAGTCAGAGATGTAGGCCGCAATGACGGAGCGGCTATCGGCGTTGATGGCTGGGTTGCCGACCAGCTGAAACCATACGCGCCAGCTGGGCTTGGCCAGCGTGCCGACGTTCTTATGGAAGCTCTCCACACGAGCAAGTTCTTCGCCAGTCTTTGCGTTTTGGATGATCCAAGTCTTCATGGTGTCTTCTCCTGTTTGTTGGGGTCAATCCCCCAACCCATGATTAGATTATACTCTAATCCCCGAGGGGTGACAACTCTTTTAGAAGCCGTAATCGCAAGTAAGCCAAGAAGGCATCAACCTCGATGACCACAGGGGCTCGAACGCGCTGTCCGCCAGCTACCAGGAATCCGAACATCTTGACCTTCCATTTCACGTGGTTCTTTCGGTAGAACAAGACCGCCTCGCGCTCCTTGCCGGCTTGGCGTTTGGTCTGTTCCCACCAACTGGTCATGTTCTCCGCCTCTTGATACTTGACCTCGAGGGCCAACCAATCAAGACCGGCCAGGTCGCATCCGCCCTTATGGGACTGCATGAGGTTGCGCTCGAGCTCGGGCGGTTCCTGGCCCAGCGACTGATAGACCTCATTGACCACAGGTTGTATCAGCTTAATCACTTCTCGTTCCCCACGCTTACCACGATTCCGACTATACAAACCAGACATGTTCAACTCCTCTTGAAAACAATGAAAACAACTCCGAAACCTTTAGTTTATCCCCTGAACCCTATACTTTTCCCATCATTTGTCCCCCGTTGAGTAACAGTAACTATATAAAGACAAAGGAAATAATATATACTGGGGGATATGGGATATGGGGGATATAATACCCTTTTACCTTAATGATTAAGAATTCTGCCTTAATCTATTCATTCCTCTTTTCCCTTATTTCCCTATCCCCCTATCCCCCTATCCCCTTTGGGCAGATTTTCCTTTATTTTCAATAGGTTGGGAGGGGGACAGCCCCCCTTTCCTACGGGTAATCTCCCCATCCCCCTCACCAGGTTGGCCCGAGTACATAGAGTTCGCTGGTCACTCCAAACTTCTCCAGTGCTTGTTGTGGTGGGACAATCCGGAGTATCTCGGCCTTGACCATATCGCGGAGGGAGTCTTCCAATGCTCTGGCCACCCCACGCCGGTCGTTCTTGAATGCTGACAGCAGCCGGAGCTTCCGGCGAAGGTAGTGGAACGGGACGATTGGTTGGTCCTGCAGGGACTTCGGGGTCTTGTATTGCTGGCGTTGCTGGCTGGACAGCTTGAGGTAGCTTTCGATGGCCCGACGGATGTCCATCTCGTGTCGATGGTCCCCGACCCCGACCTCCCCGGTCTTGAACCTTGTGGCCATTATCGACACATCCTTCTCCACGAAGGTGATGGCCCACTCCGCTATCTCCCCGGTCACCACCGGTGCGTGGGGATTGACCCCGACGGCGATAACGGCCGCCAGCTTGAGGGCCTTCAGGTGTGCCCGGTTCCAGAGCTGCATCTCCACGTCATTGCCAGTGCTGTTGATCTGGTGGTCCGCCTTTGCATCGAAGGAGTCCATCAGGCCCATGGCGGCGCTATCCAGCTGCACGTTGGCACAGGTACTATTATTCGCGGTGGTAAGGGAGACAGTGACGAGGTCGCTGAACCGCTGGGCCAGGTGCGGGGGTGGGGGCTGGTTAGCATTCCGGTTCCGCGGGGGTCGTGGGCCGGTGTATTCCACCACCGAGAAGCGGGGGATGAGGCCCTCGGCAATGTGATGGGTGTCCAATCCTTCGAAGAAGGTCTCCGGGGTGGATTCACCGAGGATGGTCACACTTGGGGCTTGGATGGTCTTGGTGTTCTTGTCGGTATCACTGTAAACGCTGGACCGTAGGATCTTATTCCATCCGGACTTGCTGTACAGGTCAAGGAGCACCTTCTTCAACATCACTTGCGGCGCGCTGGCGCGTGGGTCGCAGAGCTGCTGGAGGGTCAGACCGAACTCACCAAGTACCGAGACAAAGCACGGGCGTTCGTCCAGTACCTTAATCAAGGCTTGGCCAGAGGCGAAGGCACTCGGGCCGACGAATTGATCTACCATCGGCACCTGCGGGCGTACCGCTGCGATCAGATTATCAATACCGGTGACGGCCCCTTCCTTGCCGGCCCCAGTCTTCGCGAGAAGGATCAGGTATTGGTTGAGCCCGGAGCCGGAGATGTTGTAGGAGCGGGCGCAAACCCCAGCGGTGACCGCGATGGCGGCTGCGAGGGCGATCTCGGGTACCGGGCGGATGGCCGTCTGGTAGATATACTGGGCAATCTCCCCCACTAGACCGGGCGGTAGGCTGACACCTGGAACGATCGGAGGCTGCGGATTGGAAGCCAGCGGGGCCGGCATTGGAACCTCGACCGGGGCCTGATGCATGGCGGCCACCTGAGCTTGGAGGGCTTCCATGTCCACAGGTTTGGGTTGCTGCGCACGGATTTTACCCAGCGCAAAATTCAGATAGCGGTCATTCTTGATGGCCTTCTCCCGCTGCCCGAGTTTGGACATCCGGAAGAGCCGACGCACCTGCTCGTTGTCCAGAGTGTAGTAGGCAAGGATGGCGAGTAAAGCGAAGTCAGCCTCGGACTGACTTTCGTAGCCCATCGCAGCCCAGTCGCCGAGGCATAGCTCATTGAACTTGTCCCCGTTGGCGGCGCGCATAGCCATCTCAACGATCTCGGAGTCATCCATCACCGAGTTATGATCCACCAGCTCCACCGTATCAGCTGGCTTCATTTCACCGTACAGAATATCGAGGAGTTGCTGGTAATCCGTGATCGGGGTATTTCGTACCACATCCCCGGTGCAGATCATATAGCGCGAGCTGGAATAGACCTCCACATTGTCGCGGTGGACCCCAGCCGGGATGCGCCCCTTGACGATGATGTGGTAGCCCGTGCCAGAGGTGGAGCGTTCGGTGTAGCTGTCGAAGGCCTCAAGGATTTTCTGGTGCCTAGCCCATTGCTCCGGAGTGCAAGGCTTAGTCGGCTTGTTGTCCAGATCTATGATGGTATACGGGTCCCACTCGGTAAGCACAAAGCCAATATGTTTCATACCAGTGCGGGTGGCTTCCTCGAAGGTGGCCCAAGTACTTGGATCAGCAACTGAGGCCGGTTGGCCCGTTCGTGGGCTCAGTGGGATCTTATCAGCAGAGGCCACCACCCACTGAGGAAGACCTCTCAGCTCCATCGGAATGTTGTTGTGCACCTTTAGACCTCCAGCTTTTTGCCGCTCAGGTATTCGTAGAGGCGCTGCACGCGGTTGACCGACGGGTTGGGCACTGTTCCACTGCTAAACTTGCGCAGCCAGTAGAAGGGGATGTCCGTCTCCTTATATATAAGGGGGAGAGACTTGTCGCTTGTTTGCAGCAGCTCCAGCGTCCGGGCATACAGTGATCCCGGGCTATTATCTTCAAGCATGTTTATACTCCTTGGTGAAGAGCCCTCATTATGGGGGATAAAGGGGATAGGTTGCAACCCCGTATTGTAGGTTCTGAATAAGGTTGTACTAATATGGCCACCCCCTTATAATGGGACCTGTCTTAACCAAGAGGAACCCGCTGATGAAACAAATGAAGCCCTATCCGGACACGGTCCGCGCCCTGTTCAAGGCTACCGGAATGAACTCAGAAGCCGATGCCATGATGCATGCGGCCGTTGGTATAGCCGGGGAGGCAGGGGAGCTCCTCGACGCCGTCAAAAAGGTCTGGGTCTACTGCAAGCCGTTGGACATACCGAACGCCATCGAAGAGCTGGGGGACCTGGAATTTCATATGGAAGCCCTTCGCCAGCTCATCGGGGTCAGCCGCGAAGAGGTTCTGCAGGCCAATCAAGAAAAGCTTGCCAAACGCTACCCCGGTGGTGTCTACTCCGACCAGTACGCGCAAATGCGTTTGGACAAGGACCAACTGGACCCAGCCTCCACCATCGATAATGATCGCTATCAACCCCGAGGAGCACACCATGGATTATGCAAAGCTGACTGAATGGCAAGCCGCCAAGGCCGAGGCCGACAAGGTTAAGCACCTCATCGAGCGGGAACAAGCCCTCCGCAAGGAAGTCTTCAGCCTGTTTTTCCCGGCTCCGACCGAAGGTACAAACAAGGTCGACCTCCCCGGAGGCTGGACTCTTAAGGGCACCTACAAGATCGACCGCAAGGTGGATGAGCAGGTGGTCCCCGCGGTTACTGAAGCCCTCCGTGGTATGGGCGTCAATGTGGACCTCTTGATCGGCTACGAGCCCAAGCTCAAGACCACGGTCTACCGAGAACTGACCGCCGAGCAACGGGCCATCTTCGATCAGGCTCTGACCATCAAACCGGGTTCGCCCACGATGGAGCTTGTAGCTCCGAAGGCGAAGTGATATGGCCCTCCAGTTTTCCACTACAGACCAGGCTTCGGCAGCAGCCGGGGTTAAGGTGTTGGTATACGGGGATGCCGGTATGGGTAAGACCACGCTGTGCGCGACCGCTCCGGCGCCAATCATTATCTCGGCAGAGTCTGGCTTGCTTTCTCTTCGCAAGTATCGTATCCCGGTCATCGAGATCAAAACCATCGACCAACTGACCGAGGCCTATGACTGGTGTATCCGGTCGGCCGAGGCCCGCCAATTCGCCACCATCTGCATTGACTCCATCTCAGAGATCGGTGAGGTGGTGTTGGCCAATGCCAAGCGCCAAGTCAAGGACCCGCGGCAGGCGTATGGCGAACTCATCGAGAAGATGACCATGACCATCCGGGCGTTTCGCGACCTCCCGGGCAAGCATGTTTACATGGCCGCCAAGATGGAACCCATGAAAGACGAGCTGACCAATGTGGTCAAATATGGCCCCAGTATGCCCGGTGCCAAGCTGGGTCCGCAGTTAGCATACTTCTTCGACGAGGTATTCAGGCTCGGGGTGAACAAGACGCCTCAGGGAGAAACTTACCGGTTCTTGCAAACACAGCCCGACCTACAATACACTGCTAAGGACCGGTCGGGGTCTTTGGCGGCAATCGAATCCCCCGACCTTAACCATGTGTTCACCAAAATCCTAGGAGCTTGAACATGGCACAACTGAACTTCGACGCGAGCAGCGTCGCCCCCGCAGAAGCCCCCGAGGCCATCCCAGCCGGCTGGTACAACGCCCGCGTTACCAATTCGGAGATGAAACCCACCGCCGACGGCTCCGGTGCCTACCTGCAGCTGGAACTCAGCATCATTGATGGCGGGTATGCCAACCGCAAGCTGTTCGACCGCCTCAACCTGCAAAATAAGAATCCGGTCGCCGTCGAGATTGGCTACCGCCAGCTCTCCGCCATTTGCCATGCTACTGGTGTCATCCAGGTCCAGGACACCCAGCAATTGCATGGTATCCCGCTGAAGATCAAGGTTGGCCTGCGTCCAGCCGGCCCCGGCACCGATGGTAAGTACTACGAGGCCAGCAACGAGGTGAAGGGTTACAAGAACATCAACGACACCGTTGGTGGTGCCCCCGCCGCCCCCATGCCAGCGCAACCCACCTACCAGCAACCGCCTGCCCAGATGGCCCCGGCTCCCCAGCAACCCGCTCCGCAACAGCAGTGGACCCCGCCGGTGCAGCAGCAGGCTCCCCAGCAACCCCAGTGGCAGCCGCCCGCT